TGCCGATTGACCAAGCAGCACTAGCCGGACTGATTAACCCGCAGGCTCAACAGTTCCCAGCACAGCAGCAGTTCCCACAGATGCGACCGTTCCAGAGGTAGTTATGGCCTACACAGTTCAAGAAGTGGCAGATTACATTGCGGCTAATCCTCAGTTAAGTCAGGCGCAACTGTCTGAGCTTGCCCGCAATAACGGGGTCAGTGATGAGGTTCTAGCGCAGGCGATGGGTACGGTGGCTGCTCCACAGCAATACACGCCAGGCCAGATAACTGACCAGCAACTAAAAGACTTCTTTGCTGCTAACCCAAATATCTCGAATGAACAGACCTATGCGCTGATGCAGGAATATCAGGTCAGCCCACAGCAGGTAGTCAATGCGCTTGGACTCGATCCGCAGACTGCTTACGGACAATATAATCAACAGGTTGTTAACAACTCACAGCCTGGTCAGGTGACTGATTACGAGCTGCAAGCGTATTTCGCCAACAACCCAAACACTCCTGACAGCCAAATCTACGCTCTGATGAAGCAGTACGGCGTGACGCCTGAGCAGGTCTCCAGAGCGATTGGGCTGCCTTTGGATCAGGCTCAGGCTAGGTACAGAGAGGCCAGAGTAGAAGCCACTCCGATAGGCTTGGTTGGCGCTGAGGAATCGCTTGGACAGGGGCTTACAGATGCCACAGCAACACTGCGCGGTGCTGAGACTTCATCACGGTCTGACATCGATGCTGCGCTTGGCCGAATCAACCAACTGTACGGAATCAACATCGATGACTTGCGAGCAGCGGGAACTCAAGCAAGCAGTCAAATTAACACCGGCTTCGACGAGGCGCGTGGATATTTCCAGCCATTCCAGCAGGGCGGGACAACGGCTTTTAATCAGCAACTGGCTCTATCAGGTGCGCTTGGACGGGATGCGTTTAACGCTGCCAGACAAGAGTCTCCCTATGAGCAGTTCCTCTTTGAACAAGGCATGAGAGGCAACCTGGCAGGTGCGGCGGCTACTGGTGGACTGGGTGGTGGTAACGTCCAGCGAGAACTCACGCGCTTCGGTCAAGGACTTGCGTCACAAGGTCTCCAGCAGCAGATCGGAAACCTCAACCAATTGTCTGGCATGGGGATGCAAGGCTCTCAGGCGCTCTCAGGGCTTGCTACAGGCAGGGCTGGTGCGCTGGGTGACATAACCTTGAACACGGCTGGAAACATCGCTGGGCAGCGTGAAAACATGGCGGCATATGAAGGGCAGGCTGGAGTTGGTCGTGCCAACATTGGTCAACAAACAGGTCGCGGTATTGCTGAAATGCAGTACGGCACTGGGCAAGACATCGCAGCAGGTCGAACAAGGGTTGGAGAGATTCAGGCTAACCAGCTTCAGCAGGCAGCGGCTAATCAGTCACGACTTCTTGAAGGGCTTGGATTATATCAGTCTAACTTGATCGGTGGTCAGGCTGACAGCTTGATTGACTTGCAGAACCAAGCGGCTGTGAATGCGGCAAATCAGGCAACAGGGCTTGCTAGTGGCATATCAGGATTGCAGACAGGACTTGCTGCTGGTCAGAATGCAGCCTTCCAAGGCGCTGCCAGAATACCGTCTCAATCGTTTGATGCTGGGCAGGCGCTCGGTGCAGCGGCAGGCGGGTATAATCTGGGCAATCAATTGGTAAATGCTCCAAGAGCAGGCGGGTATGCTCCAGTGTCTGAGAGTGCTGCGTTTAGTCGCTATGGCCCATACAGAGGAAACTATAGTGCGGCTCCTGTTGCTAACCCTTTCGGCGTTACAGACTTTAGAACCGCTAACTTCAAAAGTTTTGGCCCATAACATCAGGAACCTTACATAATGGCGATCAATTTTGGTGACATCCTCGGTGGTCTGGGCGCAGCTTACGGCGGCAGAGCGCAGGAGTACGCACAAGGCATCCAGCAGCGCGAGCAGGGGCTGACTGAGCAGAAGCGGGCAGAGCTTGAGGCTCGGCAGCGAGCGATGTACGAGGACGCAAACACGGCGTTTGGCTTCTTGTCGAACCCAGAGCTTAACTATGAGCAGCGAGCAGATAACATCATTCGCCTTGCTGAAGACCGTTTGGACGCATTATCAAACTACCCAGACGCAGACCCAAGCGACACTCTGCAAGTGCTTGACCTTGCCAACCAGATGAGAGATGGCACTGACCCTACAGCGGTGACGAGGCTGGCAAAAATACTGGCCCCAGCTTATCAAATCTATAAGCAGCGATATGCGCCACAGCAAGAGCAGGAGCGCGGCGTTGTAGTTGGTGGAAATCTTGTTGGTCAGAACACTGGCAGGCTGATGTATCAATCTCCGACTGAAACACCTCCAGAGCCAGCAGCAGTGCAGTCACTTAGAATCAGGGCCAGCGAATCAGGGCTTGTCCCAGGTACTCAAGAGTATTTTGACTTCATGCGATCTGGTGGAGGCGGTGGTCAAGTAATTAATGTTGACACTGGCGCTGGCCCAAGCGACGAACTTAACAAGCTTTTAGACACGCAGCTTGCTGGATACTTTACCGCAGCCAGCACAAGTGCATCAGCGGCACCACAGCTTCAATTGCTGAGTCAACTTGCTCCTCTGACAACAGAAGGGCAGATACCTGCTGCGCTGTCTAGGATGTTCCCAACATTCAACGATGCAAACCAAGCATTTATTGGCATTACCAACCAAGTTTTGCCAAGCCTAAGAGTTCCTGGCTCAGGCGCTCAGTCTGACAGAGACATTGATGTATTGCTCAACAGCATTGGGCCATTAGCAGCGTCAGCAGACACGAAACAATTGTTAATCCAGTCAATGATGCAGAAGAATGCAATCAATCAACAGTTGGCTGATGTTACTCAGCAAGTGGTCGATGGCAGCATTACCAGACCACAAGCTACCGCTATGATCCGAGAGATCAACAGTCAGTCGATTATTAGCCCAGCACTGCAACAAGCTCTTAATAAAATCATGCCTAGTGGCGCACCAATCAATGTTCCGCAATCTGCCGTAGACGCAGGCGTGACGCCCGAGATGTGGAACCTAATGACGCCAGAGCAGAAGGGAGCGTTCTGATATGCCGGTAACTCCAGAGCAACAAGCCGCAATTGATAGCGTTAGAGCTATGATGGCGCAACAGCAAGAGCCTCAACGGTTAAGGATGATGACACAAGGCGCTACGTTCAACACGGCTGACGAAATTGAAGCTGCTGCAAGGTCAGCGGCCACTGGCAGACCTCAGCAAGAGATTGAGCAAGAGATTCGGCAAGGTCTAAGAGCGTACCAACAGCAAAGTCCGATTGCTTCAAAAGCATACGAGTTTGCCGGCGCAGTTGTTCCTTCCTTGGCGGCAACTTTAGTAACAAGAAACCCAGCACCTGCTGTTGGCGTGTTTTCAAACTTTCTGCCAAATATTGCGAAGGTTGCCGGCTTAGGCGCAGTAGAAGGGGCTGCACAAACAGTTGGCGGCATGGAACGACCCTTCAGTGAACGATTCAATGAGATAAGCCCAATTGTATATGGTGGTGGTGTTGGCGCAATAACTGCTGGCGGTCTGCAAGCTGGTGGGACGGGGCTAGTTAAAGGTCTAGACGTTGTGACTGAGGCGGCAAGGTTTGCTTCTGGTAGTCGCGCTCGGAATGCCGTGACAAATGAAGTGCAGCGCATAGCAACTGAGGCTGGCATTGATGTAGCAGAGGCTGAGGCAAGATTACTGCGCGGTGAGCTAATTGCAGAAGACCCTAATGTCGCATTGCAGCTTCGCGGGTACATGGGCCAAGGTGAAGCTGGTGCAAACATCAGGGGCACCATGCAAGACAGACCGGCAGCCACTAGGCGAACAGCGTTTGAAACAATACGAGGAGGGATTGCGGCTGGATTGGATCGCAACATTTACCGGCACATGAGAGCAAGTGCTGACCTGCTGCGCCAGTTGCAGAACAGGGAATACAAGCAGGCGTTTGAAACTGCGGGAGATGCGCCACAGGCTGTTGTCGATCAGATGTATGAAACTATTGCTAGATTCCCAAGCGGCGGCAATAAATTGAAAGAGGCATTTAAGTCAGAGACTGGGCGTGACCCGTTCTTTGTAATTGATGACTTGGGTAAAATAAGTTTCAGAATGCTGCCGACCATGAGAGACGCAGAAGTATTGAGAAGAATTGTTGCTGATGAGGCTAGGCTATTAACTCGCGGAGGAGGAGCTGGGGCGACTACAGGGGTTAATCTTGGCGAGGCTGAAACTTTATTGAGATCATCAATTGACGAAGCAGCTCCTCAGATTGGCGAGGCAAGGGGCAGGGCTAGACTGATCTTCCAGCGCAATGACAACTATAAGGCTGGGCTGCAAGCTAATTCTAAAAGCGCAGACGAGATTCAAGTCGAGTTCAATGACGTTCTTAATTCCAGAGACCCTGGGCTGATTCAGGCATATCGATTGGGATACCTTCAGAACCTGCAAGCTAAAATACAGGGTGGCAACAAAGCCTCGATTGTAAACAGGCTTACAGACCCAGAATCTAAAGAAGGCCTGATCTTCCGCACGATATACCCAGAAGACTTGCAAGAGGCTGCTTTGTCTCGGCTTGGAGTAGCAAGACAGGCTCAGACTGCGAGCACCACTGTTCTGCAAGGCTCCCAGACAGCGCAGACCCAAACGGCGCAAGCAAGGCAGGGGATGCTGTCCGATTCGGTGAGGACAAGCGGGTTGGCTGCTGATGCACTGCGCGGCGATGCTAACGCTGCGGCTGCAATTCTTGATAGAATGATTCAGCAATTTAGGCCAGGGCTTACTGATACAAACAGATCGGCAATTGCTAGGATTCTACTTTCTTCAGACCCGGCAATTGTCAGACGGGCGCTGACTGACACCGAGGCTTTGAAAAGCCTGCAAGCTGCTATCATACCGCTTGCACAGTCACCCTTAATGACAGCTTCACTCGCTGGAACAACTTTGGCACCTGAGACAGGGCAATAATGCGATTCCATGAGAATCACGGGAGGGTAGCACCATAGCGCGTTACGGCGATCTAGATTCACAATACTTCGATGACGCAGGCGATCCTCTGATCTCTGGCAAAATCTACTTCTACGAGACCGGCACCACTACGCTCAAGACTACTTACTCAGACGTTAACCTCACGATACCGAACACCAATCCGGTGATCCTGACTGCTGCTGGTCGCCAGCCAAACATCTTCTTCGATGGCGTGGCTAAGGCTATTCTGACCACCAGTGCGAATGTTCAGATACTTGTGCGCGATCCAGTAGGCCAGACCACCAGTGCCTTTGGTGATGCGTGGGTATCGTCTAAGATTTACGGTGCCAATGACGTAGTGCAGGGCAGTGACGGCGAGTTCTACGTCTCTCTAGCAGCCAATAACGTCAACAACAACCCCGCGTCTACTTCTGGTTTCTGGGTTCTACTGTACTCGGTCGAATGGAATGCGGGCATAACGTACACAGAAGGCGCGGTCGTTACTGTTAACAATCTGCTTTATCAGTCTCTTCAGAACGCAAACCTGAACCAGAATCCGACTACTGAGGCTGCCTACTGGGTGTTAATAAGCCTGGCTTATGTGTCCACTGTTACCTATACAGTCGGCCAGAACGTGGTCGGCCCTGATGGGATATTCTACACAGCGTTAAGAACAACTGTTGGCGACACTCCGGCATCCTCTCCAAGTGACTGGGTGGGAACGAGTGCTGCTGCTGCGGCCTCTGCAACGGCTGCTGCTGCCTCTGCGACTGCTGCTGCTGGCTCTGCATCAACTGCGACTACACAGGCCACCAACGCTGCCACAAGCGCGTCTACGGCCACCACACAAGCTACTAACGCAGCGGCTAGTGCAGCGACTGCAACGACCCAGGCTAGTAACGCGAGCACATCAGCAAGTAACGCAGCCACAAGCGCAACGAATGCTGCTGCATCAGCAAGCACAGCATCTACGCAGGCAAGCAACGCTTCTACCAGTGCGACGAATGCGGCATCTAGTGCGACCTCTGCGGCGGCTTCAGCCTCTACTGCTACCACTCAAGCGTCTAACGCTTCGACCAGTGCGAGCAACGCTTCAACGAGTGCAAGCAATGCAAGCACAAGCGAGACCAACGCAGCGGCCAGTGCGTCAACTGCTACTACTCAAGCGACTAATGCTTCTACAAGCGCATCAAATGCAAGCACCAGTGCCACTAACGCAGCTTCATCAGCATCTGCTGCTAGTACATCTGCAACAAACTCAGCGGCATCTGCAACCAGTGCTGCTAACAGCTTTGACCTGTTTGACGATAGGTTCTTGGGAGCTAAAGCATCAGACCCGACACTAGACAATGACGGCAACGCTCTAGTGGAAGGTGCTTTGTATTTCAACAGCACTACCGACACTTCAAGAGTTTATAACGGCACTGCTTGGCAGAATGTTGCTCCGGTAGCCACAACGATTGACCTAGCGACTCAGGTTACGGGGACTCTTGCTGCTGCTAACGGTGGCACGGGAATTACATCGCCAGGCACACTTGGCAACGTCCTGACCTCAACCGGCACAACATGGTCAAGCGCACCTCCTGCGGCTGGCGGTCTTGAATATGTAGTGAAGACAGCCAACTACACCACTTTCGACAAAGAAGGCGTACTTGCAGATACCTCTGGCGGTGCGTTCACTGTGACGCTACCGGCTACTCCGGCAACAGGCGCTCAAGTAGTTGTGGCTGACTCAGGGTCGTTCTGGGGTACTAACAACCTCACGATAGGCAGAAACGGCTCAACGATTGGCGGTCTGGCTCAAGACCTTGTGTGCGACATTACCGGCGTAAGTGTGCAGCTCGTTTATGACGGCTCTACTTGGGAAGTCTACGCTCAGATCGGCGGTAACGGCGGCACTGCTGTAACGCTGGATGGTGTTCAGACGCTGACCAACAAGACGTTAACTGCTCCTGTGATGACGGCTCCTGTATTGGGTACACCTGCAAGCGGGACGTTGACAAATGCAACTGGGCTACCTCTCACTACCGGCGTGACTGGCAATTTGCCTGTAACTAATTTGAACTCAGGCACTTCTGCGTCAGCCTCTACATTCTGGCGTGGCGATGCTACTTGGAGCGCCCCAGCATCTGGCGCACTCATTCTTCTCTCTACCGTCACTGCTTCTGCTTCTGCAACGCTTGATATTGAGACTACATTCAGCAGCACTTATGATGCGTATCTAATTGTCGGAACTGCATTGGTGTCAGCTAACGATGATTCTGCATTTAGCGCACGACTGAAAATTGGTGGCACATATCTGACCTCTGGATATTTGGGCCATTACCAAAATGTCAGAAACGGGTCTGCCACCTATTCTGGAGTTGGCAATGAAACTACATATATAGGACTGTCGGACGGAACTGGAAATGGCGCATCTGAAAGTTTAAATTTTACAATGAAGGTTTTCAATCCAACAAGCACGACTAGGGAACACATCGTTGTGGGCGATATTGTGAACGTCAACTCTGCGCCCTTTTATAAAGGTGGCGCGTTTATCGGCGGCAATACCACTACGGGCGCACTTACTGGTGTTCGTTTTTTCTTCGGCGGCAATACCACTTCCGGCAAGATTCGTCTCTACGGCATCGCCAATTCATAAGGACACACTATGCCTAACTATCACGCAACATCAGAAGGCAATATCCCGTTCACGGCAGCGGAAGAAATTGAATGGGCAGCAGAACAAGCCGAGTATTTAGCCAGCAAAGATGATCGAGTTGCATCTCGTTTAAGGGAAGAGCGCAGTCAATTGCTAACCGCATCAGACTGGACGCAGGTTATTGACGCTCCAGTGGATCAAGCGGCGTGGGCTGCTTACCGCCAAGCTCTTCGTGACCTCCCACAACAAGCGGGCTTTCCGACTACAATCACTTGGCCGGTCAAGCCGTAAGGAGTAAATCATGGCAACACTATCAAGCATCATCACGCCGACTAACCTTGTCACATTGACGGGGACTCAGACGCTGACGAATAAAACCATCAACTTAACCTCTAACACGCTTGTAGCGACCTCTGCACAAATGGCCGCAGCGGTTACAGATGAGACTGGCTCAGGTGCTTTGGTATTTGCTACAAGCCCTACGCTTGTTACCCCAGCATTGGGCACACCAGCCTCCGGCAATCTCAGTAGTTGCACAGCAGACGGCACTGACCAAGTGGGGTTCAAGAACCTCCCGCAGAATTCACAGTCAGCCAACTACACGTTAGTTCTTGCTGATGCGGGCAAGCACATATTTCACCCAGCGGCGGATAACAACGCTCGTACTTTTACCATACCGGCTGCGTCTTCCGTAGCGTTCCCGATTGGTACAGCGATTACCTTTATAAACATGGCTGCTGCTGCCTGCACGATTGCGATTACCTCAGACGTTATGAACCTCTCCAGTGCGGGCACGACCGGCTCACGGACACTGGCTCAGTACGGTTCTGCCACAGCGATTAAGGTGGCTGGGTTGTCGTCCAGTGGGATATGGTTGATCTCAGGGAGTGGTTTAACATGAGTGGTGTTGGTCAAGCGGTGTTTATGAATCAGCGGTCATTTGGCCCACCTCCGGGTCAGCAAGCCTTTACCACCGCTGGCACTTTCACATGGGTTGCACCAGCGGGTGTGACTAAGGTATCTGTCGTTGCTATTGGTGGCGGGTCAGCAGGAGGCGGCGGTCTAGGATACATAAATAATAAAGCAGTCATCCCCGGGAACTCATATACCGTAACCGTGGCAGCATCTATTTTCAGGGGTTTCAATGGTAATTTGAGTACGTTTTCTGCCGTTTCAAGTACTGTTACTGGGAATGGGGGCAGTGCTGGCGGCGCTGGTGGTGGTTTTACTGGGTGTGGCGGGGGTAGTGGCGGCGCTGGCGCTAGTGCTAGTGATGGCGGTGGCGGTGCTGGCGGCTATTCGGGTACTGGCGGTAGCGGTGTTGTAAATGCCACTGGTGGTTCTGGGGGAGGAGGTGGCGGTGGTGGTTACGCCCCCGGAACTGGTTCATGCTCGGGTGGTTACAACCGTAGTTGGCAAGGCGGTTATGGTGGCGGTGGTGGTACTGGGATATACGGGAGCGGCGCAAATGGGGCCGCAGGGTCTACTGGAGGCGCTGGTGGTGTGGGTGGAGGTGGTGGGGCTGGCAGTGGTGGCAGTAGTGGCGGTAGTGGCGGTAGTGGCGGCTTTTGTTATGGGGGGACTGGAGGTAATGGGGGACTTTATGGTGGGGGTGGTGGCTACGGGGGAGCTTGGAGTACGTTTTTTAATTGCTGCTTCGTAGGTTGTGGCGCTGGAGGTGGTGGCACAGGAGCACAAGGAGCAGTCCGCATAATTTGGCCCGGTTGTGCGAGATCATTCCCTTCAACTAGAACAAATGACGAGTAAATAATGAACCTTTACATAGAAACTGAAAACGGCGCAACTAAGAACCATCCTGCGTTTGAGCATAACCTCATACAAGCCTTTGGTTCAGTCCCAGCACACTGGGAGCCTTTCACCCGTGTCGAGTGTCCTACACTTGGAACCTACGAAGTGCTGGAAAGCCAAGAGGCTGTGTATGCCAAAGTAGATGGTGTGTGGACGGATGTGTGGTCTGTTCGACCCATGACCGCAGAGGAAATTACGGCCAAAAAAGAAGCGAGCAAGCAGGCCGTAATAGATGCGTGGGCATTGATCCCTAACGCATTCAACTTTACGGCGTGGGTGTACGATGAGGCCGCACTGAGAATGGTTCCACCAACACCCCGTCCGGTTGAAGAAGGCAAGATATTCCGCTGGTCTGGTGCAGACAACAACTGGAAAGAAGCCCCAGCAAAACCGGAAGGTGAAGGCCAGTACGCATTTGATTTCGCGCAGTGGGTATGGATACAAGTAAATGTCTAAAAAGAAGAAACAAGAACAGCCAGAGTTTGAGGCGTACTACTACTTCCCGTCTGCTGTTTACGCAAGCAAAAAGCCTGAGTTTCTTAAAGCCGTAAACGAAGTTTCTGAGGAAATGTTAGGCAAGCTCACACATGACGTGCATGAGCTTTACCCGATGAACAACACTGACAATTACGCCAATGACCCAAGAGTGCAGGACTTTGTGCAGTATATTGGTCAGAACGGCTGGAGCATCTTGCAGAGCCAAGGCTACGACATGGCTAACTTCAATGTCATGGTAGACGCAGTGTGGACGCAAGAGCATCACAAGCACTCCCTGATGGAGCAGCACGTTCACGGTGGCGGGCATCAACTGGTTGGGTTCTACTTCCTTGAGACACCAGAGAACTGCTCCCGTGCCATGTTCCACGATCCGCGAGGCGGCAAGGTGCAGATCAACCTACCTGAAGCGAACATGAGCAACGCAACACCGGCAAGCAACATTATTAACTTTTTGCCTGAACCGGGTATGATGTTGATTAGTAACGCATGGTTGCCTCACTCTTTTGGGCGTCACGGTTCAGACAAACCAATTAAGTTCGTGCATTTCAATTTGAGTGTGCAGTACGCGCCACAAGCGTGTAGCACCAGTGCGGCAGAAGTCATTTGAAGTATCTTATACGCTACAACAAATCGCGTGGTCAGGCTGGTCGAGGCACGATGGAACACGTCTGGCGAGTGTTTGAAGGCGACAAGGCTGAGAAAGAGTACCTGTTCAAGCACTTTGTTTTGAACGTACCATCCTCCAGTGAGCGCACTGGAGAGGACTGGAACATCAGTTGTCACGGGGTGTTAACGATAGACAAGGCAACATCGACGGCAACGATCAACGAGGAATCTCAATGAACATCGACGAAATTGCGCTACGCCAAATCATCCGTGAAGAGATGAAATCTGTCCTCAAGGAAGTCGGCCTGCACGACGATGATGCTGGCAACGATGTACGCGACTTGCGTAGTCTTATAACCGATTGGCGCGGCATCAAGAAAGTCGTCTGGCAGACGCTTGCCAGGGCAGGGACAATGTTCGTCCTTGGTCTGCTCATGCTTGGTGCCTGGAGTAAACTTAGCGGTGGAGATAGCCCTGAATGATTGATCCGGTCTCAGCCCTTGCCTTAGCCACTGGTGCGTACAATGCGATCAAGCGCGGCATTGAGATGGGGCGCGAGATTGAGGACTTATCAGGCCAGCTGGGTACTTGGTTTTCAGCCGTCAGTGATGTCAAATCCGCAGAAGAAGAAGCCAAAGACCCGCCGCTATTCAAAAAGCTGATCGCCAAAGGCAGTGTTGAGCAAGAGGCGATGCAGGCACTGATCGCAAGGAAAAAGATTGAGCAGCAAGAAAAGGAACTCAGAGAGCTTATCGTCTGGCGATGGGGGACTGACGAGTACACTGCCATGATGCGAGACAGAGCGCGTATTAAAGACACTCGCGCTAAAGCAATTCAAAACCAGCGCAGGAAGATGCGTAAACTTATCGCAAACATTATAACGGTTGCTATCTTGCTGATGCTTTCTGGAACGCTCATTGCATTTATTGTCGCAATTATAATTAATTTGAGGTAATAGAATGTTAAGTTTAATAAGTAGTTTACTGGGATTTGCATCAGCGGGATTACCGAAGATTTTGGATGTCTGGCAAGACTCAAAAGACAAAAAGCATGAGCTGAACTTGATGGGAATGCAGCGCGAGCGCGAACTGGCACTTGCAAAAGAGGGCTTTGCGGCGCAAGCCCGCGTCGAAGAAATTCGCACAGCGCAGGTATCAATGCAGACTGAGCAGGTAGCAATGCAGACACAGGCTCAAGAACGAATTGCCATGTACAAGCACGACTCGCAAATAGGAGAAGGCGCTTCTCAATCCATAATTAATCTCAGGGCTAGCGTGCGGCCAGTGGTGACCTATATCTTCGTAGCCTTGCTGGTAGTCGTTGACATAGCAGGCATTTGGTACGCTTATTCTACTGGAGTGGCTTTTGCTGAAGCGATGGAGATGGTTTTTAGTGACGATGAGCTTGCCATGCTTGCCGCAATATTGAGCTTCTGGTTCGGCTCGCAAGCGTGGAACCATAAAAGATAAAAAATGAGCGTATCAGAAGCAGGCATCCAGTTGATCAAAAGCTTTGAGGGCTGTCACAACAGCCCTTACAAGTGCCCTGCTACGCTTTGGACGATTGGGTATGGTCATGTGCTGTACCCAGACCAATCGCGTCTCAAAACGCCTGAGAGAGCCGCTTATATACTTAAACCAGAACACAATCGGGTGTGGGATGCTGACGAAATTGATGCGCTTCTTGAGGCGGATTTACAACGCTTTTCGGATGGGGTATTACGACTATGTCCTGCTGCTGTTGATCGTCAGCTTGATGCGCTTGTGAGTTTCAGCTACAACTGTGGACTTGGGTCATTGCAGTCATCTAGCCTGCGAATGAAATACAATCGCGGCGACTACGATGGCGCAGCAGATGAGTTCCTGAAGTGGAACAAGGCTGGCGGGAAAATCCTTGCTGGACTAACCCGCCGACGAGCTGCTGAGAGGGCTTTATTCTTGTCGTAAAAAAAGCCCCAATGAAGGGGCTTGCCTGTAGCTTTTTCGCTGGACAAATAAGGATAAAACCAGCAGCAGAAGGCTAAATGGACTATGCACGGACATCATCCCCGAAATTCTTGTCTTTCTCAATCCTCCTTCTAATTGCCGACATTGGCTCTGCGTTTTGGGCGTGTACACCTCTTGGGATTTGTTTGATCTGCCCGCCCTTTGCCAGGTACTGCTTGATCTGTTCTTCCAGCTTCTCGCGCTCAGGGGTTTGAGTGTCTGATGCGCGTTCCAGATTGTAGTAGTACTGATCGGTTCTCATCGCCCAGTGCTCCCAAAGCCGCCTGTGCCACGGGCAGTAGCTGTCAGTGCGTCTACTTCGACGAGATCAAACAGGGGCGCTGGAATCACTACAAGCTGGGCTACCCTGTCCCTTGCGCGGATGTAATGCCCGCCACTACCTGCTACGTAGGTCATAGAGAGTTTTATCTCGCCTCGATAGTCTGAGTCTATTACACCCACGCTGTTTGTTAGGCCCACCCCTGCTTTGCTCAAACCTGACCTAATAAAAACAAGGCCGACATACCCCTCTGGTATCTCGACTGCGATACCCGTACCGACCAGCACTGATGCTCCACTAGATACTAGCGCGTCTGCCTCTGAGTGCAGATCAAGTCCCGCAGAACCCGCTGTCCCTCTCGTCGGCGTGATTGCCGTTGTTGTCAGTTTCGTAAATCTCATTATCGCCCCCGGTAGAAAATATGGTTGTCGATTCTAATCGTTCGTTGAAGCTCTGTCGCCCACCAAGGGTGTACTCTCGTCGCATGGTAGTGTGTTGCCCCACCAGTGGGGTCTCGCAAAAAGTTCCCTGCCGTTAACATTGTGACCAGCAAAGCTTTGGCGTATGCCCAGTCGTCATGGATGTCTTCCCTCTTACCATCGCACATATACGAAAACTGACACTCGCCCCTTCGATGTTCGTCCTGGGTGACCACCTCACAGGCCGTGTCAGGGTAACGCTCTGACGCAGTGCGGTGGTAGATGACCCAAGCGACTGCTGCCTGGCCTTGTATAGGCTCTCCACGGGCCTCGAAGTAGATTGCTGACGCGATGCAGAACAGGGAGGCGATCATGTTGGCTCCTGCGCCGTGGCTCGCTCCTTTAGCATGGCATCTGCTATTCGGTACGCTCGCAGCGCGAATTCTGTGTATTCTCCTTGCAGGGTGCTGTCAGACAGCATCCCTTGCAGCGCCTTCGCCGCGAAATAGTCGCGCAGTGTCAGTTCGTCTTTCATCTCGTACTCCTGAGTCTTCGCCAAAGTCTGGCGATTTCTTTGCGTTGTTGTTGTTGGTCTTGCGTGTATTGGAGTTGAGCGTACTTCTCTCGGATTGCGTACTTCAGGAACTCTCTCATCGCAGCGCCTTTAAATCATGCTCTCTGACCCAGGCCATAAACTTGTGCCTAACGTGCTCTTGGGTGTAGCCGAAGAATACCAACCCCTCGGTATCGAGCCTGTACCAGCGTGGCTTAATCTCTCTAATTATCATCTTCGCCCTCCTCATCTGTGGGGTTGCAATCCGGGCATCCGGGGTGATCTGGGTCGCGGCAGTCGGGGTGCCTAGCTAGGTCTTGTCTGTACCAGCGCAGGCGTAGGTTGTCGTCACACATACTGCACCGCCCCGCACTGCTTGAGATAACGATGCGGCCTGCCGAGCTTGCGTTCCAGTTCGCGGATCCGCTTCGCAAGGCGGGCGCGTTCTCTGTTCATCAGGGTCATGATAAACGAGCGGTCAAAGGCGCTGTCGCTCAGTGGGCGGGCGCGTTTCCAGAATCCGTATGCGCTCATAGGATCACCATCGCGCCAATCAGAAAGGCGCATATCAGGGTTGCTATCATTGCGCTGCGCTCGCTCATTTGCTTGCACCTTCTGCCAGCATCAAGATGTATGCCGACACTGTCAGGCCCAGCTTGCGGGCTGCTCGCATAATCTGCATATGCTGTTCAGATGTGACGCGGATGTTTATATTCTTGTCTTTCAATTTTGGCTCCTTGGTGGTGGCCGTCCTTGGCCGTGGTTGGTTAGCTAAAAGTCTTGGCGACTTCTATTTGCTTTTCTGCTGACGCATGGGTAAAGACTTCGCCATATGCGCGCAGAACCATTTGCATATTTTGAACGTCATCATTTGCAACGCTCCATTGGTAAGCAGCATCATTCATTAGCGTCAAGTGGATAAAAGTCTGTTCTTGATCTGCGAAGATGTCTTTGTTTCCGTTCATGTTGAGTGCGTTCATTTTGTTATTCCCTATTTTTGGCCCGCTTTATTGCTGGCATGTGCGTACAATAACCAATCCCCGCCCTTATGTATACACATTTTATACAAATAGTTTCTATTGATTGCGGGCGGGGTGGTTTATTTTCTCTATAAGCCTTTTTGCCTCCTCGCAGCCCTTTGCAACCAGCCATGTGTCGCCAATGCTCTGGAGGTAGTCGCGCCAGTCCTTCTGCTCTGCTGACAGGCTGCCGCCCTTTTGCCGCTTCATCTCGATCCAACAGTGCCATGCCGGGATATAAAGGTCAGGCACTCCTGCGCTGACGCCCTCCAGCTTCAGCCTCCCTCCCTCGCGCTGGGAGCGCGATCCGCCGTTGGGGATGGCAAAGATACGCACTCCCTCATACTGGCGGCGGAACCATGCCACCAGCTCGCGCTGCTCCTCATGCTCAGTCGGCACCCGGCCTGCTACATCAGCGCACTTCAAAACGGTATTCTTAACTCTTGCCACTCGGCGCATTGGTCAATCTCCTGTGCGAATTGTTCGGGAACGATCTGGTCGAACTTGATGCACCGTCCACTTTTTATAAAGAAGCTTTCGCAAGTGTGGCAGCACCTGGGTGGTCGCCGGTTGTACCACTCGCTGATGAACGCCGGGGTCTTGTACATATCAAACCTCAAAATACTCGTTTGGTGACTCTGAAATACTTTCCATCTTTCTTGTACTCGATTAGCTTGGGAAGCCTGCCTGCTGACAGCCGTGCGGCGATCTCGGCCAGGTTATCCGACCGGACAGCATCCAGAGCATTACACTGTGCGGCTATTGATGCCAGCGTTTGCATTGCTCGCTGTCCTGCGTAGCCATCGTGCAGGATGGTAAAGAACTCGGTGATAAGAGGATCGGACAGCGCCCCGTAATAGTCCACCGCGATCATCTGCTTGCCGCTCACCCTGCTGGTGTGCTCTCGCCATCGCCAGTCTGTGACGGCCATCTCAATAGCGTCCATGCCCATTATGTCAACGTCACGCAGCACCAGCGGCTTTTTAAAAGGCTCTGGAAACGCCTCTCCGCAGGCTGGGCAAACGGTGGCAGATATGTACACCAGCTCTCCGCAGCTCTCGCACACCTTTACAGGCGCTTCGCCTTTTCCTTCCATGCCCTTCTTGCTCGGTGGCCTGACGCGAGTTATGGGGCCGTGCTCCTCTACCACTCCCGCAAAATCCAGCACCAAGCAATGATCGGTGTGCGACTTTGGGCGAAGACCTCTGCCAGCCATCTGCACATATAAGCCTGGCGATGCAGTGGCGCGTAGCATAGCAATGAGATCAATGTCAGGGTGGTCAAAGCCGGTGGTCAGCACATTGGCATTGGTCACGGCGCGAAGCCTGCCTTCCTTGAAGTCTCGCAGGATCGTCTCGCGCTCTTTCTTGGGCGTCTTGCCGGTCACGCACTGCGCTGCAATGCCGCGATCACGCAGCACTGCCGCTACGTTCTCGGCGTGTTTCACCCCAGCGCAAAAGAACAGCCATGACTTGCGATCCTCGGCAAAGCTGATGACCTCATCTACCACAGCACGGTTATGATCCTCGGTGTCAAATGCCTCTTGCATCTCTGACTCGATGTACTCTCCTCCTCGCTTGTGCAGTCCGTCAACGGACAGCTTTTCGCGTGTCACCTTTGAGCGCAGCGGGGCCAGATACCCCTTGTGCAGCAGCTCCTCAATGCTGACAGGCTCGATCAGGGCGTCGAAGATGGCGGGTTTGTCGGTAATCATGCCATGCCCAAGACGGTACGGCGTTGCAGTCAAACCAATCACGCGCAGCATGGGGTTGATCACCGTCAGAGCATCAATCAGCATCCGATACCCGCCCGTCTCCGCGATGCCGATCAGGTGGCACTCGTCCACGATAATCAGGTCAACGTAGCCAATCTGATCGGCTTTGTTTCGCACCGACTGGATGCCTGCGAAGGTGATCGGCTCGGCAAGGTTGCGGCTGTTCAGGCTGGCCGAATAGATGCCCATCGGTGCGCCCTTCCAATGCTGGCGCATCTTTTCGGCGTTCTGGCTAATCAGCTCTTTAACGTGCGTCAGCATGAGCACTCGCGTTTCAGGCCAGTTTTGCAAAGCATCCTTGCACAGTGCCGCAACAATGTGGCTCTTGCCTGACCCGGTTGGGAGCACCAGGCATGGGTTGCCATTGCCGTTTTCGCCAAACCATTCATAGAGCTGGGTGATTGATCGCTGTTGGTATTCACGGAGCATTATCATCATCTCCTCCGTTATCAAACCAAGAGCAGCCAGCGCCTTTGATTATGCTTGTGTGCAAAAAAGTGATGCCTTTATGCTGTGAAAAAGCCAATATAAAATCATCGCAACCGCTTTCACACGTAAACTTTATGGAAAAAGAATCGCGCCTGGCGCTTGCATTGTCTGTTTCTGCATCATTTGAAAATGAAACATTGTGACCGCGAACGGTAACGGACGTTCCTTTTTTATCATCTTCGCAATAACGAGTGACTGATTTAACGACCAAATGATGCGTGTATGATTCTCCGCAAGACGGGCAAACCACCTCGGCATTGTCTCCAGATTGGCTCGTTTGTACGATTGGAAATATCATCCACTTATCCTCGCCCCAAATTGTTCCCGCAGTGCAATCACGTTTTTGTCGTTGCTCAGTGCCAGTGGCAGGTTCGCCAGCAATTCTGCGCTGCTGTATCCGTCCTCGCCGTTTATAACTTCTTGACCTTCGACCTCATAGGCTGCCGACCAATCACCGAATCCGCCAGCCAGCTTCCACGGCACCAGATCAGGGTGCAGCACATGACTGTCGCACCCGGCATACTGCGCCTCGGTCGGTATCGTGTCGGCCCATCGAGCGCAGTGCCAGGTTCCGTCATTTTTTGGCGTGGCGTGAGCGCAGGTACGGCAGTTGACCTGCTCAGTCTTTTGCGTCTTGTGGCAGAAGCCATGCGCGGGGCAGAACTTGCAGATGTACCAGGCTGGCGATGCGCCGGTAATCGGCTCGGGCATACGCTCAGTCAACGCAATGCGCTGGCCGCGATCAATGTATGCCCTGGCTGATTCTTCGCACAGGCGCACTCTCTCGGTGTATATACGATCGTCATCTTTGCAGACGGCGTAGTACAACGCTCGGTCTACCTTTGCGCCGAGCATATAGACCTGCATCTGCGCCCAGTGGACGGGCTTGGCAAGCTGCACTCCGCTTTTCTCAAGATCATTAAATGACTTCAGGCCGTGGGTTTTGATCTCCAAAATGTGCGGCTTTTTCGGTGCCTCTGGCACACCCGACTCGATGATTCCGTCCATGCTGCCAGAAACGTGACAGCCGAAATCAACCCGGCTTTGCTCCTGTCCGGTGTGCGTAACGTGGCACCCGGCAGAGCGCAGGTCAGATACTGCGGTGGCCTCCTCCATCTGGCCGCGCCTGAACAATCGCAAGATGCGCCCTGAGAATGGCTCAATAACTGCCCATCGAAAAGACAGCCACATCTTGCGCTCGCACTGCTCGCCAAGCTGTGAGCAGCCCATGTGGGGGCGTGGCTTCTCGGCGCGGGCTTCGTGCGCGGCGTCGATCATGGCCGAAAGGGTATTCATTGCTTCGGGAATTGCGGTCATAAAATTACAGGGACGGTTTCCCGCCCCTGCCCTGCTGTTATTATTTTCGGCCCCAGGGTGGGGAGACTGGTGGCGTTGCTGCCGTACTTGCAGCGGCTGCCGGTGCAGCAGGCTTGGGCATTGCGCCGCCTTCGATGGCCTTCCAGCCCTTGATCTCATTCGACGGCTCGTACCCTTCGGAGGTCTTTGTCGTCAGCTTGATCGAGCAACGGTTGCCGATAAGCTGATCGGTGTCGGAGACCTTCGCCAGACCAATCGAGCGCATTACATCACCAAGCTGCTGCCGACCGATCTCCTCGGCCTTGGGGTTTGGATTGCGGATGTTGAGGTTGCCGAACACCACCCGCCCCTGATGCGTGGGGCCGGTAATGTCGTAGCGCACCTTGATATACTGCCCTGTACCCGCCTTCGTGGTCTCAAGGCTTGCTGCTGCGATGCTCGCCGTGTACCAGCCATCGGGCAGCGGGGTGTAGTCGCCTGTGTTGCCTTTTGGCAGGTCGTCGGTGCTGAAAGTCTCGTTTAAAAAAGCCATGTTTATTTCTCCTGATGTTCAATTGAAAAGGACGGACGTCCGGGTGTTGTTGTAATTGCTTCAAGCAATGCGGTGGTGATGCTCTCGTCAGCAGCCTTCCAGCTTCTGACATTTATCTCAGGCTTCCAACGGAAAAGGCTCGACAAGTGATCTGTCAGGCCATTCTCTGCGGCGATATCTTGCAGCTTGTCGCTGTCGATCCTGTGATTCAAGCGACCCACCAGTTTGATCTTGAAGCCTGGCGCAGCGGCGTTCTCGGTGCCATCAAATGCCTCCGGCAGGCCGATCAAGGACAGCATTCTGTCCTCAATCAGTCGGCGCTCCTCCTGAGCTGCTTTCTCGGCGTCCTTGGCCGCTATCCATTGCGCTGACAAGTCGGACAGGCTCATATTGCACCGCCGATCTTGTTAATGACTGCTCCAATGTCTGGGGCTTCCCATGCGTCCAGCTTGCCGCTGCGATCCTTGGCAAGCCACAGTCCGTCTGAGTCGCACATCAGGGCGCGTTGAGCGACTCCTTCGGCGTCCTTTTCTACGCGCAGGGCCAGCACCTCGTCGAAGAAGTAGGGCAGGGATTGACCAACCTTGTTACCCGGCATCGAAGGCGAGTAAAGGATGCGCCCTGTTTCGTCTTGCGACTTCTCGACCTTCGCGGTCATCAGAACGTGCTTGCCGGGCAGATCACGGAATGCGCGGATAATGCTTGTCATCTGAACTGCCATTTCGCCATAAGCCGCCCGCCCATCTTTGTTGACTGCCTTCTCATGGATCAGGACCACCTCGGCTATCTCGCTGATGCTGTCCAGCACAATCGAATCAAAGTCTGCGCCGTGCTCGCCGCTGACATAATCAAACGCCTCGCGCAGAGTCTCCATGCTGGAAACCTCTATATAAGGCAGTGCAGCGCCCTGAATGGACAGCAGCCCGCCTTCGGCTGATATGATGATCGGGCGCGGCATACTTGCCGCCAGGGTGGTTTTACCCGCACCGGCATGACCGTACACCAGCAATTTGACACCGTTGGCGGTCACTCCCGCCGTGTTTTTCAACTGTATTGCCATCTTGGAACCCTTTTTCTCGTTGCATCGCGTTCGGCCTATCCGGTTGCGATGTGCTATACAATATAATCATTTTATATTAGTATGTAAACACACTTTTGAAGGAGTTTCTAAATATGAATGAAATCATGCAGTTAGACGAAATCAAGCAAAAGCTGGCAGATCGTCGCCTCGCGGTCGTTGCAGATGGGGCGCGGCTGCACTACAACACGCTGCGGGCAATCCGGGACGGCGAGAAGACCAACCCTACCTTAGAGACCATGCGCCGCCTGACCCTGTACTTTAAAGGGGCAGCAGAATAATGGCAGACCTTACCAAGATACTCGGCGGCCCGTGGTCGCCCCCGGCAGCGCAGACAATAATAGTCACGCCACCTGAAATACAAATGCGGGAGGCCATGATTGCGGCAGGGCTTGAGGCTCCCGATCACATCGTATTCGATGGCAAGATTCACCGCTTCCGCACTGGCACCAAGGGCCGAGGCGGGCAGGACAAAAGCGGCTTCTATGTCGGCTTCCTCGATGGCGTCCCTGCCGGTCACTTCGGCTGCTGGCGGCTCGGGCTGGAGCACCCTTTCAAGGCCGATATTGGCCGCCAGCTCACGGTGGCCGAGGAGATGGCAAACAGCCGCCGCATGGCCGAGGCCCGCAGGATGCGCGACGAGGAGCTGGCGCGATCAAGAGAGGTGGCGGCGGACACGGTGAGCGAGATATGGATCAATGCCGGAGCAGCCAGTGCCGATCACCCGTATTTGGCCCGCAAGGGCGTACACCCGCACGGGGCAAGAGTGACTGGCGATGGCCGCCTGATCGTGCCGCTGTATGATGATGCAGGCGAGCTTTCCTCCCTGCAATATATCAGCGCAGACGGCGACAAGAAGTACCACCCCGGCGGCCAGACCGGCGCAAGGTATTGGAGCGTTGGCGTGGTCGATGGCGCGAAGACCGTCTATCTGGCCGAAGGCTTCGCGACCGCAGCGACCATCCACGAAGTGACGGGCGCTCCCGTCTTCATCTCCTACAGCGCAAGCAACCTTGTGCCTGTGGCAGAGATAATCAGACGCCAGCACGATGATCTGGTCATCGTGGCCGACAATGACGAGTCAGGCGTTGGCATGAGATACGCAGAGCAAGCGGCGGCGAAGTACGGCGCAAGGGTCATCATGCCGCCCCTGCCTGGGGACGCGAACGACTACGCTCAAGCGGGGCATGACTTGATCGGCCTGCTACTGCCAAAGGCGGATGGCTGGCTTATCCCTGCCGATTCCTTCTGCGCCCAGCCTGCCCCGATAGGTTGGCTGGTCAAGCACTGGCTCCAGCAGGATGCGCTGATCATGGTCCACGGCCCGTCCGGGGGCGGGAAAACATTCGTGGTGCTCGATATGTGCCTTCGCATTGCCTCTGCCAATGCCGACAACACAACAACTTGGCAAGGCAATCGGGTCAAGGCAGGGGCAGTGGTCTACCTTGCCGGAGAAGGCCATCACGGCCTGCGTGGGCGCATTGCGGCGTGGAAGCAGCATCACAGTGCGGGTGCGCTCGATATGTACCTGAGCAAAGACGGCTGCGATCTGAACACGCCTGCCGGGTATCAGAGGGTGCGTGACGCGATACGGGGCGGGGGCATAACGCCAAGCATCATCATCGTGGACACCCTACATCGTTTCCTTTTGGGCGACGAGAATTCCGCCCAAGACGCCAAGACCATGCTGGATGCCTGCAACGCTTTGATGCAGGAGTTTTCCTGCTCAGTGATTCTGGTGCATCACACTGGCGTGTCAGAGGAGGCACAGCACCGTGCCAGAGGATCAAGCGCATGGCGTGGCGCTCTGGACATCGAGATCAGCATAGTGCCACCAAAGGCCGAGGATGCCCCCATCGAGATCGTCCAGCGCAAGAGCAAGGACGCTGAGACAGCCATGCCTCTCTATGTCCACCTGAAGTCTGTGCCAATCACCGGCTGGCTTGATGAGGACGGCGAGCAGGTAACGTCCGCCGTGATCGTGGCCGCAGATGCTCCCGCCAAGACGGAAAAGCAGGACAAGCTCTCAAAGCACAAAAAGATGTTTGAGTCTGCCTGGTGGCATGGCGGGGCAGAGGAGCGAGGCGGGGTGCCGTATGTGTCAAGATCGGCGTTTATTGAATACCTTGTTGCCAACCAGGGGCTGACAGAAGGCACCGCAAAGATGTACACCAAGCCATCGGCGATCGGAAAGCCTGTCAGCGATCTGCTGATCGGCGAGATTATTGCATCGCATGAGCATGGCTGGATCATGCTCGACGAGGTAGAAGCAAGCGCCATGATGATGAGAAAAACAGGGTAAAGCACTGTATATTCATTCAGGTAACTAGGTAACTTTTACGAGGTAACTCAGTTACCCAAAGGGGGGCAAAACAGCCGAATTAGGGTAACTTTAGGTAACTCTCTCCTTAGGGAGAGTTACCAGTTACCCTCGAGGATGCGCGAGATTTTCATGCGGCTAGCGCAGTGTTAACTCGCATCACGCTTGGCAAGATTATTGGGGCTTTTTTGCCTTTGGGATTAAGGGCGGGTATGATGCAAACACTGCCCCTATGGGGAAAACATTTTGGCCGGAGGCTCTATGCCGCTTAAAAAAGGTTATGGCAAGAAGACGATCAGCAAGAACATCAAGGCTGAGATGAAGTCGGGCAAGCCTCAGAAGCAGGCGGTGGCTATTGCTATGAGCATGGCAAAGAAATCAAAGCCAGCGAGGTATGAGTGAACAAGTTCCCGTCTATAAAAACTGTGCTGGTCGCTGACCTCATTCCCTATGCCCGCAACAGCCGCACCCACAGTGAAGAACAAGTCACACAGATCGCGGCATCCATCAAAGAGTTTGGTTTCCTGAACCCGGTCATAATCGACGGCGAGAAAGGCATCATTGCCGGTCATGGGCGCGTCATGGCGGCAAAGAAGCTGGGCATGACAGAGCTGCCAGCGGTCGAGGCCAGCCACCTTACAGACGCACAGCGCAGGGCGTATATCATTGCCGACAACAAGCTGGCGCTGAATGCAGGCTGGGATGATGAGATGCTGCGGGTGGAGTTTGCGGAGCTTACCGAGGCGGGTTTTGATCTGGACTTGACCGGCTTTTCGCTGGATGAGATCGGGGCTTTGCAGATTGAGGAGATACCGCCAGGGCTTACTGACGAGGACGCAGTGCCGGAGGTTCCCGCGCAGCCTGTTACCGTTGAGGGCGATGTGTGGCTGCTTGGCCGGCATCGGTTGATGTGTGGGGATAGTACCAGTATTGATGCGGTGGACAAGTTGATGGATGGGCAGAAGGCCAGCATTTGCTTTACTTCGCCTCCATATAACGGAGATACAAAATCAAAACATGGCGATTATTACGCCACAGACAAAACCCAAAAATTTTATGGCAATGATGGATTTCAAGATAACCTACAAAGCGCGGAATATATTGATTTCACATCAACAGTTCTTGGAAATTGTTTTAATGTTGTTGATGGCTATATCTTTTGGAATGTAAGCTACAACGCAAACTCTAGATTTGAATACATAAAACAGATAGAAGGCTTTTTGCCAAACCTTATTGAGCAAATCTGTTGGAAAAAAACTTCAAATTTCCCATTAAAAGGCTCAATGATGCGGCAATGGGAGCCGGTATACGTTTTCTCAACGCATATGAGGCCGTTAGGACTTAAGGAAGTAACAGGAAACCATTGGGAGATAAGCAATACTGGGGCGCAACATGAAAGTCATAAAGCCTGCTTCCCAGTCGCTTTAGTCGAGAAAGCCATTGCAATGTTTTCAGGCATGGCAAATTCTGTACTTGACCCATTCGGTGGAAGTGGCACAAGTCTAATTGCAGGAGAAAAACAAAGCTGCCAAGCATTCTTAATGGAGCTTGACCCAAAATACTGCGATGTCATCATCAAACGCTGGCAAGACTTCACCGGCAAGCAGGCAACGCTTGAGGCTACTGGCGAGACATTTGAGGTGCTAAGTAATGTCCGGCTCCCCTGAACACATTCCAGACGACAAGACCCGCGCCGAGGTCTCCGCGCTGTGCGCCTATGGTGTGCCACAGGAGGAGATCAGCATTTACATCGGCATTGATGCCAAGACCCTTCGCAAGCATTACCGCGCCGAACTGGACTCGGCCAAGGTCAAAGCCAACACCAAGGTGCGCCGGTTCCTGTTTGAGGCAGCAACAGGCGATGCTATGAGCAAGGGCGCAACATACGCGGACTGCCTGCGCGGCTCGATGTTCTGGGCCAAGACGCAGATGGGCTTCAAGGAAAGCGATCACCTGTCTATAGGCGGCGACCCCGACAACCCCATCTCCCTGCTGCTGGGCGAGATCAAGGGCAGAACACTAGGGCCAAAATGACCACTGTTGACGATCTCAAGGCTATGCTGCAAGACCCGATGTGGAGGCTCACCAGCGGATGTCTCTACAAGATTATGATTAAGGGTGACGATGGCGAAGATGACCTGGCAGTGCCATTCCTTCCCAATGCCTCCCAGATCAAACTGCTGGAGAATATGCACCACCGCAACATTATCCTCAAAGCTCGGCAGCTTGGCTTCACCACTCTGATTGCTATCTACTTCCTCGACTGCGTATTGTTCCGCGATAACGTCAGGGCCTCAATCGTTGCCCAGACCGAGGGCGTGGCAAAGACCATATTCCGCGACAAGGTGCAGTTTGCCTATAACAACCTCCCCGCAACGCTGCGGCAGGTCATGCCCCTGGCCCGCGATAGTCAGACAGAGCTGCTGTTCGCGCACAACAACAGCGCGATCTCGGTGGCAACCAGCGCACGGGGCGGGACGTTGCAGTACTTGCACGTTTCCGAGTTCGGCAAGATATGC